GAAGAAGCCGCCGCCAGCCACCGTCCCGTCGAACACTTCGGTCTCGCCGATGCGGACCTTGCGAAGCTTGACGTCGCCAGCAGACCCGCCGCGGCACAGCATGAACTGGACGTACAGGTAGTAGCGGAACCCGGTCGTGATGCGCTTCGACGAGAACGCGCCGGTCTTGACCTTCTCTGTGATCGCGTCTTGGCGCAAGTCGCCGTAGTCGGTGACGTTCGCACCCTTGAGCAACCCGCGACCGAACAGGAGCGTCACCGCGCGCGCCTCGGTAGCGGTGGGGAAATTGAAGTCACCGAGGCCACCTGGTCGTGCGTTCTCGAGCTTCGGCTTCGGCGTCAGGAGCTCGGTCAGCACGACCGAGGCGACCAGCAGGATCAGCGTCCAGAAAACCATCAGACGTCGAGCCCCGATTGAAAGATGTTGCGCTTCGGCACGAACGCGAAGCCACCGAACTCGATCACGTTGTCGAACACGAGCGCGCAGTCGCCGTCGATCAGGTGATCGCAGCCAGCGAACACTTGCACCGTCTCGCCGATCAGGGAGCCGCCTGAGAACGGCGCCTCGAGCGTCAGGACGTCGCCAGACACCAAGCGCACCGTGCGGTAGTCCAGCCCGCTTGTCGGCTTGGCCATGCCGCCAACGAAGTCCAGCGAGCTCCCGCCCACGCCTGAGACAGTGACATCTGCACCGCTCTCGGCCGTCACCGTGCCGATGAGGTTGAACAGCGTCGGATCGATCTTGCAAAACTGGTCGTACAGGAAGTTGTTGCACGAGCCCATGCACGAGAATCGCGGCATCCGCTGCGCAAGGTCGGACTCGATCGTGCGGCACGTGATGCCCGCGAGCGTGCCGTTCTTCCCGTACTTGACGGTCTGGATCCGTCCTGAGAACACCAGCGCGACCGTGTTGAACGACGGGACCTCATCGGGTTGCACGCGGAAGATCCGCAGCGTGCCCGAGTCCGCCGGAGGGATCCCCACGTAGAGCATCGCCACCACGTTCGTGCTCGGCACCGTTACGACCAGATCGCGACGCGCCTGGTCGGATCCTTGAGACAGGCGCCCGCGCTGAATGGCTTCGGGCGCGTAGGTGTCCGCCGCGATCGTGATCGGGCTCGCGTAGCTCGTGAACCGGTGGACCGTCGTCCCGAACGTGAATTCGTAGAGCTCAACCGGTCGTGAGTCTTCGACGCTGCGCTCAAGGAGGGGAAACGTGGTCATGGCTTAGTTGTCGTCGAACGAACGGACCACCGCGGCCTTCACCCTAGCGAGGCCGACCCGCTCATGCTCGATGATGAATTCATCCGCGTCGAATCGAGCGAGCTCGAAGAACTCGATCCGCACTATCTCGCCGAGGGACCGGTTCGCCGGCCACGTGACCGAAATCGTCAGGCGCTCGACCGTGGCCGACACCTCGGCCGAGCTCGACACGGTCCGCTCCGTGGTGGTGCCGTCCGTGTACGTGAGCCGCATGGTGGCCATCGGCTGGCGATCGCGCACGTAGCGCGTATAGCCGATGAACGCCACGTCGATCGTGGCACCGCCGATCGAGTGCCCGGTGACCGGGCGCAAGTCGTCAGCGAACGTCGGGATCCAGAACGCCTTTTGTGGTCCGTTGAGCCCGCGCATGAGCCGGCGAAACTGCTTGATCTCAGCGCGGCTCCGGAGCGTGAACGACTTGGGGTGGCGACGCTTGCCCAGGTCCCACGTCGTCGCCTGCTTGACCAAGCCGGTGTCGTTGTCGAACACGTGGACGCGCCGCTCGAATTCCTCGCGCACCTCGCCACTGACCACGTTGCAGTCGTCGAACAGCACGCGGCCACCGAACGTCGACCAGAACCCCGGCGTGGTGTCGCCAGCGATCGCGCCGGTCTCGTTGTCGATGCTGACGACCACCATGGAAAACTTCTCGAGGTCGCCAGGAACTCGAGACCCGCGCACCGCTCGGCGCAGCATGACGGTGCGCAGTGGCATCACCTTGGTTCCGATCGGGTAGGCGTTGACCGTCAGATCCGTAACCGTGATCAGCGTGTCCGTCACAGTCGACACCGTACCGACGTCGAAGGTCGCCGCATCAGTGAACACCAGCGCCAAGCCGCCGATGCGCATGTCGATGTCATCCGCACCAGCAACCGGGAACGCCACCGCGCCAGCCGAGATCGCGGCCGTCAGTCGGACCTCTTCGTGGAACAGCGGGAGCCCGAACGTGTTGTCAGTCAGGTCGAGCAAGAACGGATGCAGGCGACGCCGATCGTCGCCGTCGAGCTTCATGTTCAGGAGGAATCCCTGCCGTGGCTCGGCACGTAACGCGGCGCGTCGATCCTTGCCGCTGAGCGACGGGATGATGTCGGTCCGAAAGGCCATCGACTCGCGGAGCGGCCATTCGTAGCCGCTCTCCGGAGAGTCGAACACCAGCAGGACGATCCTGGTCCCAGCAAACGACACCGACAGGTCGCCGCCGGCTGACATCCCGAACGTAACCGTGCCCGAGAACGTGAACGGGCCGACAGCCAGCGCGCGCAGCACGTCGGCGTCTGGATCGTCGACCGTCGACAGCGGGTCGATCGTGGACGTGAACGGGGACAGCACGTCGGGCGGTGACAGGTTCGGGAGCTGCATCCCGCTGACCGAAATCATCGCCGTGTTGATCGTGATCGCTGTTTTCCGGTACGCGTTGAAGACCTCGTAAGTCTTGTCGGACTGCGTGATGACGTTGCCGAACGCGATCTCCGTGCGCGGCAATGCGTGCGCGTTGTCGAACCAGTCGAACATGGCCGAGGCAAAGTCGGCGAACACCGCTGCACCCTCGGCCACCGGAGAGATCGGCGACGAGCTATCGACGAACGTGATCGCGCCGACCTCGGGGTACGGGAATTGGAGCGCCTCGGTGTTCTCGAACTCGACCCGCCGCCCAGGCGGAGGAAACGGTCGTCCAGCAGTGCGCCCGGGGAGCGGGACTTCCAGGTCAGGAGCCAGGAAGACCGACGCCAGCGCTTCGAGCGCGAGCGCTGCCATCTAGACCACCTTCTTGTAGAGCCAGCCCTGGTGTCCGCTCTCGCCGCTCAGCGTCGACGCGCCGGTTGTCAACTTTCGACTCGGGAACGCGAGCCACGTGTCGCCGCCGATCACGATCTCCTGGCCGGCGACGTAGTGCTCCATGTTGAAGCCCCGGATGTTCTTCACGTGTCCCATCACCATCACGTCGCCGGTCGTGACGTCGATGTACCACGGGACGATCGGGTAGCCAGGGATCAGCCCCTTCTCGCTGTCCGCCGAGAACCGCGCAAAGGGTGCAGGTAGCGGGCCGCCGCGAGCTCCACCCTGGACCTTGTTGCGCAGGTTCGCTGCACGGTCGTTGCCGGTGTTCGCGTTCGCGTGTGTGCCGGCACAGACAGCCCACTTCGATGCGCGCTGGTTCGGCAACCCCTCGACGTGGATCGTCGCCATGAATGCCTCGAAACCCGCGAAGTCGCAGCCGCCGTCGAGCAGCATCGTGGTCTCGAGGCTGACCGCGTTGCCCGACGTGATGCCCGTCTTGTGACGGTACCCCCAGCCGAACTCGCCACCCGTCCAGTCCCCGACCTTCTCCAAGATGCCGCCACCGAACACCGGGTAGATCGTGTCAGCGCCGCTCACGGCCTCCACAACGCCGTAGAAGTTGTTGCCGTCTGTGAACCCCCACCACTGCGTGATGCCATCAGCGAACGTTGTGCGACCTGTGGCAAGCGTTGCGTTGGTGCCCGAGACCACACCGTTGCCGCTGTCGTCGGTGTGGTTACCGGGGTCGGTCCCGGTGCCGATGAACCCGAGAGCGTTGTACACCCCGAACAGCGTCGCGGCGCTCGTGTCGAAGCGCCACGACAGGAACGTGGTTCCCTTGCTGTGCGCGTACTTGCCGGCGCCCGCGTCAGCATGGTCGACCGTCCAGGTGCCGTCGGTGGTGCCGAGGAACGTGTTCACCTTCGCCAGCAGATCGGCGACGCTCGTCGTGGCTTCGTTGACGAAGGTCATGGGGTCACGCTTCCTTCACTGCGACAAACGAGTAGCGCTCAGATCGATGCGCGTTCGGGAGAAGGATGTAACGCTGGCCTGCAGCGTCGACTGTGGTGTCCTCGCTGCTCACCACCGAGCCGTCCTCCTTGGTGCCCGATATCCAGTAGACGTCGGCGACCTCGCCCTGGAGATCGGTGTTGACGTCGTTCGACGTCGTTGGCGAGCGCACAAGCACCAGCGGGAACAGGAGCGGAATGTCGTCGCCGCTATCCTTGGTCGGGATCAGCTTCTTCGTCGCGGTGCCGCCCGTGTTCAGAGCGATCCCGTTGAATATCGTGAACGCACCATTCATTGCGATGTTGTTCGGGTCGCTGAGACTGATGACCTTGTTTGGCTCGCCGACCGGGTACATCACGTGGACCTTCGACACCGTGCCGTGGTCGCTGTTCTTGACCACTTGCGACGTCTGGTCCGTGATGCGCCAGAAAAATGCCGGCCCCGTCTTGCCGCTCGGCTCGATGAGCTCGGACGGCCCAGTCTGCTCGAAACCGCCGTC